AAGCCAATCGGTGAAAGATTATTTGAATTTGATATAATTGGGCTTTTATTGTGCCACACACTTGATGTCATAGAGTTAGTAAGTAGTTCAATGCCACAGGCTGATAATAACAAAAAGTCTAAAAAAAAAGCAACTCAAAAGAAACAAGTGAAATAGATGTTGACTGGCTATATTATGTTTATACAACTATATTGAAAAGATCAGAAGATGAATTTTGGAAATCTACATTAAGAAAAGTTGTATCTCAAATAAGTATTCATAATGATTTGTATAAAAGTGAAAAGCAAGAAAAAATAAATGAAGATACAGAAGTTTTAAAAGTTTTAGGTTAAGGAGGTGAGATAGATGGCTAGTGAACAATTATTGGTTTCCTTGGGGGTACAGGATAAAGGTGCTACTACAAAGATAAGAGCATTAAATAAAGAATTAAAATCTTTAGATACACAATATAATTTAACTGCTAAAAGCAGCAATGGATTTGATGAAAGTTTAGCAACATTAAATAAAAAACTTGGCTTATTAGAGCAAAAATATGCTGTGCAAACTGCAAAACTTAATACTTACAAAAAGCAAATAGAAACTGTTAGATCAAGTATTAGTAAAAAAACAGAAGAATTAGAAAAGCTAAAAAATAGTCAGGAAGATAATACAGCTGCAATTGCAAAAACTGAAAAACAATTAAATACATACAGAAGTCAGTTAAAAAATGCAGAAAATGGAGTTAAGGAAACTGAAGCTCAATTAGAGTTATTAACCGAAGAAATTAATAATACTAATAAAGCTATAGCTAATTTTGATACTGCTAAAATGTCTAAAGAGTTGAAAGAATCGGGACAAAACTTAGATGATTTAGGTGGAAAATTAGAAGCAGTTGGTGGAAAGTTGAACTCTGCTGGGAATACATTGATAGGCTTATCAGCACCGATATTGGCTTTCGCTGGATATGCAACAAAGGCAGGAATTGATTTTGAACAAGGCATGGCTCAAGTACAAGCTATAAGTGGTGCAACAGGAAACGAATTACAAGCATTAACTGAAAAGGCTAAGGAAATAGGTGCAACGACACAATGGTCAGCAAGTCAAGCGGCTGAAGGGCTTCAATATCTTTCCATGGCTGGGTGGG